TGGAACCGTACTGTCAATAACCGCACCCGGAGTACCAAATTTGACCTGTCCACTATTATAAGTAGCCATTCTTTTTTCTCCTAGTTATTATTTTAATACATTTGCTCTACTTCCTGCATTAACTATGGAGTTCCACATTTCATCAGCTTCATTTTGTTTTTGTGCTGGTTGACCTTGCAGAACTCCAGCAGTACGTGGAGCCTGTTTTGCGGCGTTAACCGCATCTAGTGTGTCATTGTTAGCAACCGATTGACCATCCTGCATTTGCCAAAGTTTCACCAGATTATTTAAACCTACCTGTTCCTTTGGCTGTGTGGTAAACTGGAGAAAACCCTGAATATCATTGTCTGACATCTTATACTTTCCACGCAATTCGTTCACAGTATTATTCAACTGCATTTCAGTCTTCATCTGTTGCTGTTGTTCAGCCATTACAGAACCTAATCTTTGATTCACTAACGTTTCTATTTTATTGTTTACGTATTTTCCTGAATCAGAGCTTTCATCTGTAAAAGCATCCCAAGGATTAAAATCGTCTTTATTCACTTCAGGCCCAGTTTGTTGTTGGGATTGTGGGTTAGCTATACCATCTTCAAGAACCTGTACAAGATCAGGTCTCTGCTCTAATAGATTAAGTATTTGAGCACCTTGTTGCAATTTAGCATTCTCGGCTTGTGACCGATCATACATAGATTGAAACTTCTTGGCCTCTGCTTCATGATCTATTAAAGTAGCTGACTCATCTACTTGTTCCTGAACAGCAACTGGCTCACTCAAGCCAGCTTGCTCGTTTCTGATATCTTCCACGCTACCATCACTCATTACTGGCTGATCGTTTAAGACGTTTACATCCTGTTGTTCTAGTGTAGACATAGTTTCTCCTTTTGATGTCTCTAGGCTTCCGGAGTTGAACTGACTTTTCTCTGAACATCTTTCAGATTATTAGCCAATTTCTCCACCTCAAGCTTCACCTCATTCTCTAGTTTTCCACGTTGCACCCTCCTATCTGCCTTAGATTCTGAGGACACCTCAGATAGACGAGATTTAAACTTCTCAACCTCGACTCTTTTTCTATCGCTGACAGATTCTCTTTGGGCTGTCTGCAAGTCACCCTGCAAATTCTTTATTTGTCCTTCCATTGCCTGAATCTGTTGTTGCATTGCCTGCTTCTCTTCTGTCCTACGCATAATGCCTTCTTTATCAAACAATTCAGGATTCTTTTTCAATACTTCGTACCGATCAACTATTCCCATTTGGAAAGCCTCTAAGTAAACTGCAAGCTCTGCATATTTACTGGACGGCATCGTTGAACCCGGCTCAATTCTTATGTCATGCTGATCTAATGCATGTTTTTCCTTCTTTAAATCTAACACAGCACCAGAAACATCGGTATAGAAATTAGCCATAACTTCTGTTATATTGTTATTTGGCTGTGCTAATCTGAAAATCTTTTTATAAGTATAGTGTCCTTTGGACAAATTATATAAAACCTTACCCAGTTTATTAATACTAAACTCTATGTCTCGAAGTTTGGACTTTGGCCTTTCACTCCCCAATGCAATCATCCTTTCTGTAGCTCTCATTGTCTCAGGAGCTTTCTCAGCAAAGCCATGCATCATTTCCGGTAAGCCAAAGATAAAGTCAATATAAAACTCTGACTGCTGTATCAGCTTATAAAACTCGCCTGCAAGGGGCTGAGGGGCTGGGTAGTGCGGCTCGCCTTGGGATGAGTCCACTTCAATCACCGCATTAGGATTAGCCCAATCCATCTCTAGCTGGTCTATATCTTCCACACTACCCAAAGGTACTAAAAGCTTTAATCCGGCAGATGCCTGAGCGTGTGACAACGCCAGAGACCAAAGCTTATTTAACAATCTTTGCATGGGCCGTGTCCTAGATACATCAGACTTGGGATATGGAGTGCCAGTCCAGATATTTGGAAGGGGCACTATTGGATACTCATCTGTATTTAATACCTGCTCATAGAGCACGATCTCACCCATTGAAGCACAAACCTTTACACGGGTCTGTAAGACTTCAACACTTGTAAAAGCACCTATTTCAAGTGCCTCAGCATTTTCCTGTGCAAACATAAGATATTCTTCTTGAGACAGGATTGTTTCTTCCTGACTCTTCATATCAATTACTCTGTAATAAGGAACCTTTATTTTATAGAACCTTTCAAGTATCTGATACTTTTTAGATGCAAAATAGTCCTTATCCCTAACCTCAGCAGGAGTAAAAACATTCATTGAATTTTTATTCTGAGATGAAGGATAATCTTCTTCAGCATAGGCAAATTCAGATATTTCGTGTATTAACCCATCAACTTCCTCACCAGTAACAGGATCAATCTGGTTTCCTAATTCCGGATAGAGGTTGACGGCCTGTTCACCAGTAAGGATGGTGGAAAGGATAATACCATCCGAATCGCTAAACCAACGATCACGAGAGCTGGGAGAAGCGTACACTCTAAACGGATCGACATAGGTAAACCTAACGTCACCTCTACCGAAATCAGATTCAGAATCAATATAAGCATATAAATAACCCATACCAGTAGTAGCATAGTCCTGTATAGCCTGCTTCATCTGCCAATCACCATCTGATATTTGCCATACGTACCCCATAACAGTTCTCCATAAAGATGCTACTTGAACATCTGAATCTTCTCTTGGAGTTATTGTAAATGCGGGAGGTCGGGATGTTAATACTGCTTTAAACTTTTCTATTGCGGAAGACACACGATCCATAGGGATGTCTGCCTGATTCCTAGATGACAACTCATCAGACTCACTCTCTGTAAAGTGGTTGCCAAGGTAGAAATCAATATCGTTACGAGCCTCTGTATCCCAGTCTGCCCTAGCATCACGCCAGTCACGGTACAAATCTTCGTTATATGTGGCTCGTGAGTCTTTTTCCATATTAGATAGAGAAGTTTCCAATCATCATATTTCGTATTTGATCAGCCTCATTCGGAGTTGGTATCATTCTTGGGCCCATTCTGAATGGACTTGGCTGTTCAACCGGTTGGGGATTATCAATTATTCCATCTTCCAATGCTTGTTGCAACTTTATCAGCATTAAAGATTTTCTAGCCTTATCTTCCGTAGCTTGTATTTTGACTGAATCAGCCTGCATAATACTGTCCTGCAACATCATTACCTGCTCCTGCACTGTACCCAATGTACTGCCCTGATACATTTGAGGATTAGCCTGTCGTTCATCTATCTGTAAATTGTTCTGCGGCTGGGGCTGTGGCTGGGCTGGAGCTCCCTGTACCGGGCCACCAGCTTGATAGCCAACCATACCACCCTGTTGAAATACATCACTAGTTGGTAAGGCTTTACCGGTTGGGCTTAACCGAAATCTTTCTAGTACATCACCTGTATAGTCATCAATAGATTTGCCATAAACTGCACCATGACGTTCCCCACCAAAGCCGGGTGGGTATTTACCTTCCGCACCTACAATGCTATAGCGAGAACCACTCACCCCAAAATCATCACCGGCTTCTCTTCGCAGTGCCTCTAAAGCATCTTCATCTATTCGTACCTTATTCGGACTATCTACTCCCATTTCTCTATAATATTTAGTCTTTGTAGTTAGGGGCATACCCGGTTGGAGAGCCTGCTTTGCAGTACCTTTGCCATATATTTTATCTAGCTTACGTCCTTCCTTGCCATACATTCTTAAAAGCTTCTTTATTCCTTTAGCCGCACCCTTCCCAACTCCACCGAGTAGGGGGAGGGATAAAGCTAAATCAACAGCACCGGGCTTATAACTTTCTGTCTCGGCACTAGCTCCAGTTAAAAATTCTAAATAAGGGAGCATATCTTCTTTAGTTGGTAGGTGTGGCTCCACAATATCTTTTAAAGTTTGCGACTCTACTGGCCCACCATCTTGGTAGCCTAACCTGCTTCTCATAGCATTAAGGGCATCTATTTTTTCTTGAGAATATCCTTGCTCTAAAAGCATTTTATTTCTTAGGAGCTGTTCTCTTGATGGTTCTTGATCGGCACTTCTACCCATCTTGGAAGTTTTACTTCTCATTCTTTCTAATGGACTCATATCTAACCATCCCGAACCAACTTTTTCAGCGGCACCTGCATAATCACCAAAACCAATATCAGTAGCAAGAGATAGGTATTCATCTG